TCACAAACTGTTACGAATACCAACGAAGTAGAAGTTTTTGTGGGAAATGTTCGTCAAGATCCTCACTCAGCTTACACAATATCTGGTGGCACAACTTTAGCTTTTACAGCTGCACCACCAACAGGAACTAATAATATTTATGTAGTATACCAAGGTAAATCTATAGGTGAAACTACACCTGGAGAAAACTCAATTGAATTTGGTATGATAAAATCAATCAACGGTGGCTATGAAAACAAAGCATCTATATCATCTAATATCACAGTTGCATCTGGAGATAACATGATGGTTGCAGGTCCTGCTTCTTTCACAGGCACAGTTACAGTTAACGGGACATTGACAGTAGTATAATGGGAACTTTATTTGTAGATAATATTAAACAACAATCTTCACAAGGTAGTGGTACAATTACCATTGGTGCAAGTGGTGAGACAGTTGCTTTAGCATCTGGTGTTAAACAAAGTAATATGTTGTTTCCATCATTTAGAGTTCAACCAAGTGCTGCTCAAAATGTTGGTTCAGGTTCGTTTACAAAATTAAATTATAATACAGAAATTTGGGATACAGATAGTGCATATGATACTAGCGCATATAGATTTACAGTTCCAACTGGTTTAGGTGGAAAATATTTTATGTCTGCTAGTGTTGGAATAAGAAACGCTGCTACTATAAATGTTGTTGATATTGCTTTTTATGTTAATGGTTCTCAAGATAGAACTTTTAGAAGATACCACCAATCATCAGGAACAAGTAATCAATATCAAGTTAGTGTATTGTCAGCAACTTTACAATTATCTGCGGCTGATTATGTAGAACTTTATATGTTTCAAAATGTTGGTTCAAATGTCGAAGTTAATGCACAAGGAACTAATTTAGACACTTTTTGGTATGGTTTTAGGATAGGAACATAATATGGGAACGATTAAAGCAACTAATATAGAACCAATAGCTGACAATGGCACAATAACCCTGGGTAGTTCTGGGGATACGTTTAGTTTAGGATCAGGTGTTAATAGTCAATTACTAAGACCATCATTTCAAGCATATTTAGGTTCTTCTCAAAGTATTGGAGTCAACACAAATACAACGGTTGCAATAGATACGGAAGAATTTGATACTGATAGTGCATTTAATGTCTCAAATTATAGATTTACCGTGCCTTCTGGTAAAGCGGGTAAATATCTCTTTTATGGTTCAATTACTATGGCTAATTTTTTTGCTTACGCTGTGTGTTCAATTTTTAAAAATGGATCAGAAATTAGAAGAGGTAATGCTGTAAGAGCTGATTCCTCTGGTGTAGGTTGTGTTGCATTAGTTGATCTAGCTGTAGGAGATTACGTAACACTAAATGCATATCAAGATCAAAGTAGTCAAGCTTTACAACAAAATTCTAATTTTACATATTTTGGTGGATACAGAATAGGAACATAATGGCAGGAATAATTAAAGTAAATCAGTATCAAGACTTCAATGGTAACACAATATTTACCAGTGATGGTAGTGGTAATCTTACTACGCAGAAGACTAATTTTCCTGCTTGGTTTATAAATCTTAGCGCTGACCAAACAGGAGTTACAGATAATGTTGCAACAAAAGTACAATTTGATTCAGTGGAAATTGATACGGATAATATGTACAACACAACAAATTACAGAATAACTATTCCATCAGGTAAAGCTGGAAAATATTATGTTCAAGCACAAGTATTTGGTGATCACGGAACTTCAAGTAATGTAGATAGATTATTAACTTACTTACAAAAGAATGCTGACACTTTTGCTTTTGCTTTTTTTGATTTTAGAAGCAACCCAATAAAAAAAGCTACTGTAAATTGCTCTGCTATTATTGATTGTGCGGCTGGTGATTACTTAGAAGTACTGGGGTTTGTTGATAGTGTAAATAATCAAGATTGTCAATTTAAGGGAGATACTGTTTCAAGGGAATCTTGGTTTCAGGGATACAGGATAGGAAGTTAATTATGGCATTAAGTAAAGTAGATGTAGCAAATATGTTAACAGGAGCAGCACCAGTAGCTAATGGTGGTACAGGTGTAACAACTGGACCAGGATTAATTAAACTTTCAACAGCAACAATTAGTAATGATGCGGCAGTAACTTTTGACAACACTATAATCACTGATACTTATCAAACATACAAAGTTGTTGGATCAAACATAGTTCTTGCAAGTGACGACCAAAGAATACAGGTCACTCTTTCAACAGATAATGGAGCAAACTACTCAACTAGTGGCTATGCTCAAGCATTACATACAGGAAGATCTTCGGATAGTGATAGCACCACAACATTTAGAGGTGCAGCAAATAAAGAATCATTAAGAATAACAGGAACTAGATTTAACTCTGGAGCAGCTACTGGAGAAAAAACAAATTTTGAAGCTATGTATCATGGTTTAAGAAATTCAGCAGCAGATAAATTTTGCACTTACATGTCAGCTTTTGCAGATGATACTGGAACAGTAGCAATGCAAATGGGAATTACTGGAACAACAAATGTAACTGCGGCAGTAAACAATATAAAGTTTGCTTCATCAAGCGGTAATCTATCAAGTGGAACAATTACAATCTATGGAGTTTTAGCATAATGACTAGAACAAAATTGATAAATGGAATAAGAATACCTTTTACAGCAGAAGAGGAAGCTGTAAGAGATGCTGAAGAAAAAGCATGGGCAGATGGTGCTTTTGATAGATCAATTGAAGTTTTAAGAGATAAAAGAAATGACTTACTTGCTGAAACAGATTTTTACGCATTATCTGATGTAACTATGTCACCAGAAATGGAAACATACAGACAAGAATTAAGAGATATAACTAATGGACTTACAACAGTTGAAGACGTAAAGGCTGTTGTATTTCCGACAAAACCATAATATTATAAAATAAGGAGGACAAACTATGGCATCACTATCAAGCAAAGTCAGAAGATATTTGGCTAATAACGGAGTTAACGAAGTTGACTTCATGGTAGACGTTTTGCTTCAGGATGATTCGAACGGAAAGGGCCCATACATCAAAAGTTGGAATGTATCAGGTGTAACTCAACCGACATCGGAACAACTGG